GGTCAACTCGCGTCTCTTTGTAGGTGCGAAGTTCATCCTGGAGGTCAATCGGGTTGAGTTGCTGTTGATACTGCTGCGCCTGCTTGAGAACTTCCTGAAACACCTGTCCGACTTCTACCCGGATCTGCGCCTCAATATCGCCGGGGATCTCCGGGATCGGTGTCGGAGCTATTGTCCAGGGCTTTTCTGCTACAGGGCTCAGGACGTCGCCAATCCATGCTTCTGCCGCAATGCACTTGGTATTGGTCAGGAGCATGTAAACTTCGCTGCCGCCCATCTGTCGAATAGCGGCCAGCTTATCCATTTCGTAGATGCCGTTCCTCTGTCGGAGGTTCTTAAGCATCTGATGCTCAACTGGGATTTTGGCTTGTTTTGCGGCACTCCAGCACGACATCATGTAGCTCGACAACGAGGATATGGTCTGCGTGCTAGGCTCGGCACTGGCTTCCCTTGCATCAGCTTCCGCTGCGAGAGCGTCGTTGTTCCTGATCTTGACAAGACCAGCCATCGACACGCCCGGCGTTCCTGTTGGTTCGATCTGGATTGCTGATGCCACTGGTACTCCTGGAACGAAAAAGCCCGGATTAGTAGCCTTTTCAGGGTCTACCAATCCGGGTCTCAGTAACCTCTTGTAGAGGGTGAAACTAACCGGCTTATTATATTGTTTGGGGTCGAAAGCGGGTATGAGCCGCGCCCTCCTGCTTACAAGGTAGGCGCTCTACGCTGAGCTATTCCGGCTTATTTCAGTAATTCAACTCTTTCTACATTAAGAAGAGCCCCTTGCCCAATATTGAAAGTAAGTTTACCTGTGAACCCGCGAGGGATAAGGCTTAACGCGCACAGCATTGCCATCAGCTTTTCCTTCAGTTCTTTACTCATGCTTCCGTGTTATCATGGGTAATTTCCCAAGTCAACCTAAACGCCTTTAAATAACTTCCAACTTGGGTGTTATGTCCAGCCGCGACGATCTGGCTTGCTACTGGTAACGCCCCTCGACCGTTTATGGTGCTGGTTGAGCTTCATGGCAGGCATGTCTATCACTTGTCGCAGATGCTTTGCAATGGCGATGCAGATAACTCGGTCGTCATGTCGGCCAGCGTCGGCCTCGTAGCGCCCGTTATCCTGGATCTTGAAGCTCATCATCTCGTCAAAGGTGTCGCGGTTGAGGATGGTATGGGTGTCCTCTCGGACTTCCCGAATCAGGTTGTCCAGGATCAGCGGCCTCGTCGCATTGCTCGTTACCCACCCATACCTCTTACGCGGCTTACCGGGAGGTTCCGGGACCATCTCGGCGTATAGGCGCGGATATCCCTCGGCTACAATGAAGGTGATCGTAGTAAGGCCGTGGTTGTTCCTCTCCGGGGCAAGGAGCGCGACGTTGTACCGTTTTCCGATAGCGACCAGGACGGAAGCGAAGGCGTCGGGATCGATCTTGCCGTGCCACTGAGCTACCTGCTTCCCCGTCTGGTGATCCACTACGTCAGCGACGGAGAAGTCGCCGCCCTTAAGCCCTTCGGCAACGTCGGCAGATACGATGTAGCTCCTGCCGTACATGGGCTCTTCCCACACCTGGAACCTTCCGTCAGCCTTCGCCATCCACGAAGAACTTCCAGGTACGATTTCATATCGAGCAACAGGGTTTGGTGCGGCCTCTTTGAGCCGGAGCAATTTGGCGTTGTCGAATACCGGGCGACCCGTCCCGAGGAAAGCCAACTCCGGTGTAGCGGGGTGTTCCTGATTGAAGATATCCAAGGAGGCGTTGCACTTATTCGCAATCGTGAACCGTCGCCAGTAAATCTGGTCATTGAATAAACCGTACTGCTTCTTTTCCCGCTCTTCGTCTGGAGTTAACACGAAGTCGGCGGGAGGTGATAGCCGGTTCTCGTCGAACACAAACCAGGGGAGGAAGATCGAAGTGAAGATGTTATTCTCGTCGGCGGTCGTGTTGATCGTCTCGATGATTACCGGGTTGCCGTTCTCGTCCTGCCTCGATACCCATACGCGATATCGGGCATTCCAGAAGCGATCATAGAATTCCCCGCCGATCCCCTTAGCGGTCGATTCGAAGCAAACTTCCGTCTCCGGGTCATCCGGTACCGCCTGAAGGAGCGATGTCAATAGGCTCTCGGTGTTCTCGGCAGGCCATTTAGCGGCTTCAGAGAGATGAAGATAATGGATAAGCTGGCCGCTACCAAAGTCCTCTTTACCCGCCGTCGCTACACGGAAGCCGCTGTTAAGCCCGCGCCCATCCTTTGTATTGAATTCCAGGAGCCGGGCGTTGTTGTACTTTGTGGCCGGCTTGATCTCTTCCGGGGTGAAGTCGTGAAATCGCTTGACCATCTTGAATAGAGCGTCAGTCGCTTCCGGCTCATGCGTGATCTGGACGGCGTACTTGTTATGGTTCCAGCTCACCTTATGGTAATAGCGCCCGGAAAAATATGTACTGAAGCCCATACGCCGGGCCTTGAGCGCAACGATTCTTACTAGCCTGCCTTGCCGCTTGATGTCCTCGACAATCGAATGAAGAATCTGTTGCGGCTTGTTCAACTCAAGGGGAACGATTTTCCCCCGCATCGTCTGAACCTTAAGGACCCTTGGCGCGTAAAAGAGGAATCGGGCCTTAAGCATAACCATGACCTTCGACGTTCTATCAATCATCAGAAGCTCCGCTTGCTGCGTAATCCATGTCTGCCTCTTCAACTCGACATCCACATCTACGGCAGACAAAATATCCCAACGCCTCCCGGTACTGGAAGTCGTCTCCATTGCAACTTGGACACTCGACCAGGACTATGTGCGGAACGCTGCCGTCAATTGGCTCCAAGAACGAACTCGTACTACTTATCCGAACTGGAATCTTCATGGACCTCTCCGATAAGCTCTATAAAATCGGCATCAAGCGCCTGTATCTCGTCGTCTGAGAGGTCGGACACATTAGCGATTTCCAGTAGACGTGCTTCAAAACTGATATGTGTGGTCTCTGTTTTCTTGGGAGCATCGAGCCCCTTGATGTCCTTGAAAATGATAAGCCCCTTACCCCTGGCGTTAAAGTCGATACCGATTTTTCCGTCCTTATCCTTAACCTCGGCCTTAATCAGCTCTTTCAGGTTCTCAGCGAAGAACCTTTCATCAAGGCCAAGTTCCGCCATCTGAATATCGATCTCGCGCTGAACTCCGTCGCAGCTCATAAGGGCCTTTGCGGTCTTCATGGCTGTCTTTGCGGGATAGCCAGAGTTCTCGGCGGCTTCCTTCGGCTTCTGCCCGCCAGCGACTAGGGCGCTAAACTTCCGCATTCTCATTGTGAGGGGTGTCTTGTCCTCGGCCATCTCAATGCTCCTTAAAACAAAATCCCGGCTCTGCCATGCTGTTAACATGGTGAAAGCCGGGATTCAGTAACCTCTTATAGAGGGTGAAACTAACCGGGGTTGTGGTGCGGACCTTATCTCGCTCCGCACCTTTTACAGATAGGGCGAGGGTAAATGCTGCCGGTGGCACGGTCTAGGTAGATATCCTTTCGGTAGTCGTGACCAATGGCTCCGCAAATGAACGGGCCTGCCGCAGTCAACAGTTTTTCGCCCGTCTCCTTAAAAATGATCTTTACTTTTTCGATTTCCGAAATCAATCTCCCTCCGTGAAAAAGGGTATCCACTCCTGTTTGATCCGCTCGACACCGCCATCAGGCGCAGGCCAAACCTCGATGATCCAGAAGCCAACATGTGCGGCAAGTTTCTTGCCACGCATCCACGCTGTCTGCCCGCAAAGCGTACCGCATTCAAACGCCATGACGTTACGACACATAAACCCGATGGACTTATGAGCATGGCCGGACAGGAGAATGTGCGGTTTCTCTCCACCCGAAAGCCCTTCAATAAATTTCTGGCAACGATATGAAAGGGCGTAACTCGCGCCGTCTCCGCCGTGCCAAAGCATGATATCAACACCGTCTATGCTGACAGTCTTTTCATCCATCCCCAGGTTCTCGAAATGGTCCGGGATCTTCTCTTGGAGTTCTATCCCAAAGTCGATACCAATAGCCTTGTGCGCCCACTGGTCATGGTTCCCGGTGATGCCTCGAATTGGTACCGGAGCCAACTTAAAGCGTTCTTCCGTCATTTGGAGCTGCGCGGTGATCCCGATTGCGTCAAGCTCAAACGCATGGCCGGGCCTGCCACTCATCCCTTCGGAAATATCGCCG